CGGTCAACCTCCATGACAAGGGCACGCACGTCATCCAGTGGACGGCCAAGCCGCCCTACGCCGAGCCGTTCTGCGGCACGATGGACGAGTGCCTGGCCGAGCTGCACGCCCGCACGGGCAAGACCCCGGAGAAGAAGTTCACCGGCGAGCCCTCGATCGAGGCCTACACCCAGCGGTGCATGCGGTGGTACAAGGGACAGGGTGAGTACCTTGACAAGGCCCCCGACTTCGTCAATGATCCACCCATCAACATTTCCTACACCCACGCCTCCACCATGCTTGACAAGGACTGGAGGGCAGACTACCTTTCCCGTGTTGCCATGATCTACAACTTGGCAACCATCGAGGCAAACCCATGCAACTTCCTGCGGAACATCGACTCGCTGAGGATGGGCGCGAACCTGAATCCCTTCAGTCCGTTCTACCTGACGGAGCCGAAGGACTGGCCGGGCCTGGTGGCAAGCCAGCAGTTCCTGGTCGCACACCGGGACGCGGGCGATCTTCCGGCCGAGCCCGAGCCGCACGAGTTCGACGGCCTGATCGAGAGCCTCGAACCCGAACCCCTCACGTGATGTTCGAGGCGGAGTACATCGCCCTCGTGATCAGGCCCAAGCTTGATCTCGTCCTCCAGGACGGCGTGGCCTCCATCGCTGACCTCACCGCCAAGTTCAACTCCGCCTTCTCCTGCTCGGTCTCCAAGGCACGGGTTACCGAATGGTTGAAGGCTGCCGGTTACCGGGTGAGCCGGAGGGTGCAGATCGACGGGCCCGGGCGAGTCCACTCCGCCCAGCCCGCCGCTCCCCTCCCCTCATCCGGGGCCGAACCACCACGCTTCGTGCCGAGACCGCAGCCGATGATCCCACCCCCGGCCGGGATCTTCGCCAACGTACCCATGCCGGGCTTCGAGGATTGAGATGACAGTCACCACGCACGCGGGGAAGCTTCCCCAACACCGCTATGCGGGACTCGGGTTCACCGGTGTCCGCATGGTCCACCCGCCCGAACGCCTGTTCGGCCTGATCTGCGGCCTGCCCGGCGAGGGCAAGAGCCAGTTCATCCACTCGCACCCGGACTCGTGGGTGTGCAACATGGACTGCACCTCCTCGCTCGGGGATCCCCGGGCCACCATCTGGCCGGGCATCAACGACCAGGGCCAGCCCATCGACGTGGACGGACAGCCCCTCGTCATGACCTGGGAGGCCGTCACCGCCAAGATCCAGCTGCTCTGCGACCTGGCCAAGACCAACCAGCCCAGGCCCGCCACTGTCTTCTTCGACTCGCTCGGCACGTGGATCCCCCTACTCAAGGACTGGATCACCCGATCGAACGACAAGAAGGACTGGCGGGACATGGACGGCCGCCGCTCGTGGGACCAGCTCTACGACATGGTGATCGACACGTGCCTCACCCTCCGCCGCTACGGCTACGGGGTCTACGTGATCTGCCACGTCGTCAACGCCAAGATCCCGCTGGGCGATGACCGCTACGTCTTCAAGCCCGAGCTCACCATCACCGACGGTTTCTACAAGCGGCTCTATCCGCTGTTCGAGATCGTCGCCGCCATCTCCACCGAGTGGGTCACGGAGCAGCGGGAAGTGCAGCAGCCGCCCATCATCAAGGACGGCAAGACCGTGACCCTCAAGCCCAAGATCGTGACGGAGAAGCGGAAGAAGTACCTGTTCTCGGTGGACTCGGAGTCACTCTCCGGCATCACCAAGCACCGCGTCAAGATGGCTTCCGAGTTCGAGCTCCCCGAGCACGGGGGCTGGTCCGAGTTCACCCGTCAGTACCACGCCAATTCGACCGGCGCGTAACGCCGGTACATTCACCCCTTTCTCCCAGGAGAAGTCAGTCATGTCGAACGCCAAGATCAGCGCCATCTTCGCCTCCCAGAAGAAGACCTTCGGGGACGCCCAGCCGGACACCGGTGTGGGCGGCCTCGGCGAGTGGCCCGCGGAAGGAGAGCACGACTGCTACGTGCTCGGCCTCGAAGTCAACGAGAAGGCCACCTACCGCTTCAACACCGACCAGGGCCAGCAGGTCGAGCTCCCGGCCACCGAGTTCCGGTTCCGGTACCAGCTCCTCAACGACGAGACCAACCCCGACAACCCGCTCGTCTGGGGCGGAGCCCCGTTCACCTTCCCGGAGAACGCCGCTGCCGTCACCGCCGATGGCCGTCGGACCGGTCTCCAGATCGAGCGGAACCGTTTCTGCGGTCACCTCTCTACCCTGCTTGGAAGCAAGGTCGGAACCGCCGATGGTCTCGACGTGGCCGATGCCGTCGGCAAGGCCATTGACATCCTCGGATCCAACAAGCAGATTGTCGCGACCGTCCGTTGCCAGTACCGTAAGGGCAAGGGCAACGCCGCGAGCAAGGTCTACAAGACCGAGTTCCTGAACAAGCTGCTGTCCGAGGCCTGAACCAGAACCCCCACTGATCGAGGGGGAGGGGCCCACAAGCTCCTCCCCCTCCCTCAATTCACTTCTCCCGGAGCAGGGGGCCATGGGTGCATGCAGGCCCTGCCTCTCAGAGGAACGGCGATAACCGCTGTCGCTCGCCGAAAGCCGCGTATGGATCGGGAAACTGAGCCCGTGGCCCCCTACCTGGAGTACCCCACAGCCGTGCGACACCTCGACCAGGTGATCACGCCCCGGCTATGGAAGATGCCCGTACCCCTCAGGGTGAAGCATTCCGGTTTCAAGAACCTGGGGTTGACCGCTCTCCTACCCCAGCCCCAAGAACCCGGAGTCTTCACCCTGAAGGCACGGGGCTTCCCCTCAATCCTGACCTTCCCAGGGTCCCGGCACTGGCTCGTCATGACGCTGGCCCTGCCGGGCGGTGCAACCCCCACTGATCCGTTTGCAGGAGAACCTCCATACCTCAGGGTGGACGGCGCTGAATGCAAGGGCCTGCTGACTTCCTCCTCGGCAGGCCGGATCCACATGGGGTTCATCGACCTCCCACGGGGTACCCTGTCTGACATGGCGACCAGGGTCCTGGACCGTGAGCCCGAATCCAGGATCCTGGTCCGCCTGCTCCCCCGATTCACCACCGGGGCCGTACGCTGGTTCCGTGACCTGAGCTGCGTCCAGTTCTGGTCCGCCCTCTAGAACCCCTTGAACGCCTCGAAGCCGCCCTGCTTCCCTGCGTCGGCCTGGGCGGCCATCTGGGCCATGACCTGCTGCTGCTCGGGAGACAGTGGGGGTACCTCAAGCTTCCTCGCCTGGGCCCTCTGCCGGGCCGTATCCGCACCCGTGATCGCCTCAGCCTCCAGCCCCAGCTGGGGAGCCCGGCCCGCCGCCATCTGCTGGAACTGGCCCCGCTGGTCCGGGGGCATGCGGTCAAGAATCCGCTCGGTCCGACTGACCGTCCGGTTCTGGATGGCCTGGTCGAGCTGGTCCTTGCTGATCGTCAGGTCCATGCCGTACCGCTTCTTGAACTCGGCCCGGATCGACTGCATCTTCCCGATCTCGTTGGCCAGCAGGGCGGAGATCGCCTTCCGCCGGTACTCCAGGATCTGGTCCCGGTTCTTGATGAGGAACCCGTCGAAGTCCGCCGTCTCCTTGAATTGGCCCATGTCCACGCCGAGCTGCTTGGCGAAGATCATGCCCGGGCTCTGGTAGTCGATCAGCGTGCCGTCCCCCTTGAAGACGGCGACGTACCCCTCGGGCGTCCGCTGCTTGAAGTCCACGTACGTCTTCTGGAGGGCGCCCGGCAACCCGAACAGCGGGGAGTTCGGCATGTCCGGGGCCAGGCCCATGGCCCGGCTCAGGGCGACGCCGCCGGGGATCAGGCGGGGGATGTTGTTCTGAAGGAGCTCCCGCTGCCCGGGATCCAGGGCACCCCGCACGATGTTGACCGGGATGTCGATGACCGGCGGGATTGGGACGTACTCGTTCCCGGCCTGGAAGAACCGGTCCCCGCCGAACGCCTGCGTCAGGCTCGCCCCGTACAGGCCTGGGCTCAGGTCGATCCCGAAGGTGTTCTTGCCCACCTCGTAGAAGATCGCGCTGATGCCCATGCCCCGGATGAAGTCCTGGCCCACGCCCTTGAAGAACCCACGCTCCCCCATCCGGGCGGCCTCGTAGCTCAGGCTCGTGACGGACCGGGTCGGGAAGCTGAGGAACTGGCGGAACAGCGGGTTGTTCCCCACCCGGCCGAACGGGCCTTGGCCCTGGAACGCCATCGGGGTGTTCAGCGTGTTGCCGCCGAACTGCGTCGAACCCACGAAGTCGTCCACGTCCCGCAACATCCGGTAGAACCCAGGGGTCCCGGCCCCGATGTTGATGCCCTTGCTCTTGTACAGGTTCTCCACCGTGTGCGCTGCCACGCTGCGGTTGAGCCACTCCGCCTTCTCGAACAGCTTCATCGGGTAGTCGTAGAAGTACGACTCCTTGCGGCCCACCCCGGTCAGCAAGTCGTTCTTGTACGAGATCGTGTCCAGCGTCGAGAACGTATCGCGCCCGATCTGGATCAGGTTCTCCCCATCCACGTCGGCGTACTTGAAGTGCTTCTTGATGAGGGCCGCGTGGTCCTCGTCCGTCAACGCCTTGAACCCGTACTTCCCCACCCGCTCCGAGATGTACCCGCCGAGCTCCTTGAACGCCGACGTGTACGCCTTCAGCACGTTCGGCAACCCGCCGTAGTTGGCGGCCACCAGCAGCGGCTGCATCATGTTCATCGTCACGCTGGCCAGGTTGATGCCGAGGTGCGTGACGTAGAAGTACCGGGCCAGCTCGCCGCTCATTCCCTTCGCCTCGCCGAACGTCAGCTCCGCATTGGCCACGTCGTCGAGCCGCTTGTACAGCCCCTGTCCCCAGGTGCCAGCACCCCTCATCGCCTGCCCGATCCCGGAATCCAGCAGCGTCCTGATCCCCTGCTTCCCCTTGATCAGGGCCATGTGGGTGGCGGCGTGCTCGATCTTCTCCAGTCCCGCCGACTGCCGGAGCACCACCTCCAGGGCCTCCTTCGCGTACCGGTCCTCCAGCAGGTAGTGCTCGCTCTGGAAGAACCTGGCAAGACTCGTCTTGTCCGACATGAACGGACTGCGGACCATGCCCCGTGCCAGGTCCGCCGCCTTCTCCGGCTTCACCAGGGCTCGGGTGTCCGCGATCGCCTGCTTCAGCTTCGGCAGTTCCTCCACCGTCTGCACGTATAGGGCATGCGTCACCCCGGTGTCCCGGAAGTACCTGCTCCACGCCTCCTGCTGGTTCATCCGGTTGGTGCGGGCCACGCCCCCCTGGTCGAGGATCGCCCGGATCCTGTTCCTGGTCCCGTTCAGCAGCGTGTACCCGTCCTCCGTGCCGCCGAACCTGCGGAGCACATCCTCCAGGTCATCGGGATCCCACACCCCGTTCACGCTCTTGCGGCTCACCACCGACTTCGTGGCCACCAGTCCCCGGCTCCGCCGCTGCTCCATCACATCCGTGATCGTCCCCGCCCCCTTCATGTCCCACACGTTCCGCGGCATGTAGTGCTCGGGGAACGCCTCGATCATCCCCTTCAGCATCCCCTTCACCTGGGCCGGGTCGATCTTCCCGCTCGCGATGAGCTTCGCCGACTGCGGATCCACGAGCATGCTCATGATTCCCTCGGCCGTGCCCTTGAAGGCACCGTCCTTCTGGAACCCGAACTGTGCCCCCTCCAGCGCCCGCAACAACTTGTTCTCATCCGCCACGAACCGACCCTGTCGGGCCGACTCGGCGGCGTCCCCGAACATCCGCATCTTCCGCTGCTTCTCCGCCGTCCGGTACGCATTCCGCAGTTCCGTCAGCCCGAGCCGCTCGACCACCTGGTCCATGTCCGAAGACACAAGCCGCTTCGTCACCCGGTCATCCAGGTAGAACTCGAACCTGCCCCGCTCCTTGAACGCCCTGCTCCTCGTGCTCCCCCGGTACGGCTGCCCGTCCAGCACCTTCCTCCGCCTGAGCACCTTGTCCGCCACCTCCCGGTCGAAACCCCGCAGCGACGCCTCCAGCGCCCGGCTCAACTCCAGGGCCCGTGCCTTCTTCGTGGCGTCCGTGATCCGCTCGAAGTTCAGCGTCTCCAGCCCCTCCCTCTCCAGCACCCTCCGCAACGGGCTGGCCACTGTCGCCATCATTTCCTCTTCCAGCTCGCTCACGCCCTTCGTGAACGCCTGTACCGCCGGTGTGATCGCCGTACCCCGGAACAGCTGCTGCGGCGCGAGCAACCCCAGAGCCGCATGCAATCCCCCCTGCTCCTTCACCAACGGGCTGAACTTCGCCCCCAAGTCGAAGATCGCCTTGCCGCTGCGGCTCAGCATCTGCGCACCCACCGGGCTGGTCACCGCCATCAGCAGCACGAACGGGTTCGTCGCGATGTCCACCACCGCGTCCGTCACCGGGTTCCTACCCACCTGCTCCTTCAGCCTCTCCGTGAACGAATCCCGTTCCACCGGGCTGATGCTGTCCGAATCCACCAGGGTCTGCAACGCACCCCGCAGCGTGAACTCGTTGTCCAACGCCTGCGTCAACAGGACCTGCGGCTTCTCGTAACTCGCGATGGTCTGGAACGGCAGGTTCATACCAGGAGTATCCCAAGAAAAAGGGAGGCGCTCCCCATCAGGAGCGCCCCCCCAGAGAGAAAGAGAGTGGCTCGAATCAAGACTGGCTGCGGAAACGCACCGTCACGCTGAAGTGGTTTCCTACAGGCCAAGCCCCGGCATCACTGCCGCTGAACGACAGGAACAACCGGCTGCCCCTTCGCAGGTAGTTGTTGTCCTTATTAATGCTGAACTCGTAATTCCGGGGGTAATCCCCGGAAGTGTTGCTGATCGTGATTGCCGAAGACACATCCGTCGTGGAGGTTCCGTACGCCGGAACAGCCGTGACGTAGGCAGAAGACCCGGTCGCCGGTTCAACTGACTTGAGCTTCATGCCCTTGCTTGCCGTGGTCGTGTGCGTCGTTGACCAAAACACGGCAGAGTCCACGATGATGTCCCGGTCGCAACTCAAGAGGACAAAGTTGGCAGGGTTATTGCCAGCGGTCGTGGAAAGGCCCTGGACATTGATCGTCAGGACCTGGAAATCGGACGGGTAGTACCGGGTCTCAAGCGGGATCTGTCCAGCCATGGTTCACCTCAGAAGGAGTTGACGAGTGCGTCGATCGTACCAGAAGAATCGGGGGTTCCCTGGGGGTTTCCAAACGCCCCCGTCGCCATCTGATACGCCACCGAATCCAGGAAGTCGCTGCTCTGCCCGCCCCCGATGACCACCGCCCCCTGCGGCAGGGTCCGGCCCACCAGCAACTGGTTGTAGAGCTGGGGGTTCGCGGCCGCCAGCCGCATCATGTTCTGCGACATGGCCTCCTGGAGCCGCCGAGCCTTCATTGCCCGGGCCGCCTCCAGCCGCTGATTCCGGATCTGCTGATCCAGCATCTTGTCGGTCCCGACCAAGGACTCCTTGACCGACCCAACCAGTTGCTGGCCGATCCCCCCAAGGAAAAGCCCGGTAGGAACCCCGACCCCAAGCGCCGTGATCGGATCGCTGAAATCCACCCCGATGCTCTTCAATCCCTTGAAGGCCTTGCCCACGGAACCCATCATCGGCCCACCTCGATGAACTGGTAATCCGGGTTCAGGGCCGCCAGTTTCTCGGCCACCTCCCGCTCCGCCATGGTCGCCAACCCGACCATGCTCACGTCATCCTCCTCCACGTACCGGGTCCACACGAACGTCCGGTCCTTCCGCCTGATGCTGGGGTCCTTGGCCTGGGTCCGTTCCCACAGGAACTTCCGCACGTCCGCCTTGGCCCGCAGCTCCTTCCCCTTCCGCACGATCGGTTCCCTGGTCAGGTTGACGAGAACCCCCACTGGTCCGGAATCAGTGGGGGTCAGCTTCACCAGCGAGTAGCCACGGTTGTTGTGGCTCTCGACGACCCGGTGCGAGATCTTCTTCACGTCTTCGAGCTGGATCATCAGATTCTCGCCATCATTTCCATCATGCTGGGCTGACTCGGCATCGCAATGGCCGCCAGCAGGTCCCTGTTCGCGCCGACCGCGGAGTTCAGGGCCCGGTCCTCAATGTACTGCCTGTTCATCTGGTCAAGGTCCTTCTGCCGCTGGATGCCCGCCAGTTCGACCATTGACCGCTGTTGGGCCAGCATCTGACGCATGGCCTGATCCTGGCCGAGACCGCCGCTCACGCCGCCCAGGGCCTCAAGCACACGCATCCGCTTCTCGTCGGCCGCACCCACGGTGTTCGCGCGAGCCATCTCTGCGAGCTGGTACGCCGACAGCACCGCGAACAGCGGCCCCAGGAACCCGAGCGCCTTGCCCCCGACCGCACGCGCCGTCGCCCCGGTGCCCCCACGACCTCTCCGAATGGCTTCCAAGAGTTGATTGCGACGTGCTGCTCTTTCAGCCACAGTTCTCCGGGCACGACCGGTAGGTGCAGTCCCAGCCGCAGTCGGTGCCGGACCCGCACCGGCCGTAGTCCCCGTTCCAGCACCGACCGTAGCCGCGACGGTGGCCGCTTCCGCAGCCCCTGCCGCAGCACCCCCGGCCGTAGTCCCCACCGGAGCCCGGGCCGCCGTTCGGGTGGCGGCAGCAGCGGCATCATCTGCCGTCTCCAGCGGAAGGTCATCCGAACTCATCCGGGCGGAAAACTCGGCCTCCTCCGGAGTCGTCATGCGGGGAGCATCCGGCTCCACATTCCGGAACGATCCACCCTCTGGTGCTGCCTCGGTGTCGATGGGAACGTCGTCGGCCGCAGCCGCTGCCTTCTTGCCAAGAGGACCACCAGCGGCTTTCTCGACCTCCTCTCGCTTGCGAAGGATGAACTCACGCAGCTTCTCGACTTCGCTTTCCTGCAACATCGCGAAGGTTGCAGCCTGGGTCCGGGCGTTCCTGAAATCCTTCTGGATCCCAAGTTCGTAGAGCTGCTTTTGAATCTTCTGGTTCGTGTTGGCACCGGGGTAATACTTGCGGAGTTCGCGGAACATGGCCTGGCCACGACGCTTGACTTCCCCCGCTTGATACTTTGAGCCCATGGTCGGACCGGCAGCCGCGATCCGCTCCTGCTTGATGCTTTCCCGAACCGCTTCCTTGGTCCGGTCGATCGCCACCACACCCTTGCGGATCTGGGAACGGTAGAAAAGCTTCCCGTGCATGTTCACCATCTTGGCGAACCTCTGCTGCGGGCTGAGAGTCTCGTCGCCCATCAGCTGTTCGAGATCCATCGCGAGCG